TTGGAGCACGCAAATGCGCACAACTGATTTCAATTATGCGGCTTCCGTGTTTAATGATTACAAAGACGATCTTCGTGGAAAGCCGCTACCAAAAGATGAAGCGGTGCTGATTCACTATGAATAGTGTTGACTTTTTTATGCTAATATATTATACTAGCTGTATACTTTTTGCTGCTGCTAGTATAGCAGCTTTAGCATTAATTGTAATGTTTGCTTATAGCATTAAGAATTGGAGGGTTGAACTATGACTAATGTATATGACCTTGAACAGCAAATTATGGAATGCTGGCGCGTCACTGATGATATGAAGATTCTCACTGAAGAAGTTATGGAAGGCGATTTCAGCAAAGATCAAATTTGTAACGTTCTTATTGGACTGGAACAACTATATGCCATCAAGTTCAATAAACTATTTCGCACTTATGAAAAGCATCTCGGAGACTATTATAACCTCACCAAGAAAATTGAAAATCCTGTATGAACCTTTCTCTTGAAGAGTTAGCAAATTCCTTAGACGAATTGTTTATGGAAGTTGCTGATATCCGTGAACAAAATGAAGCCATGGGACAAATGCTTGCTGAAAGAGACAAAATGAATCTCTTGATGACCAAGCATGTGGAACGTTTGACTCGCGAAAAAGAAGTTCTATTGATGCATCTCGGTTTACAATATTTACAGAGTAAAAAATGAAGCTTCATCTTTTGAGCGACCTCCATCTAGAGTTCGCAGATATAGATCTCCCTGGTGGAGATATTTTATTGCTTGCTGGCGACATCTGTGTCGCTGATCATCTACGTGAAAATCGTACAGACCGCACAGCAATAAGACATTGCGAGAGCGTTAAAAAATTCTTTACCGCTGCTTGTGAAAAATATAGTAAGGTCTACTATATTGCAGGAAACCATGAACACTATAGTGGGGTGTTTGAAAACACCAATTCTATTTTGAAAGATTGGTTCAAACGATCTAATTTTAATGTTTCTCTTTTAGAAGATGAAGTGATTCCTCTGAATGATGAGTATATGCTTTATGGTGCCACACTGTGGACTGATCTTAATAAAATGGATTACTTTGCAGAGCATGCAGCAAAAACGTGCATGAATGACTTTAAATTTATTGAGAGTCGGGGTAATTCAATTACAACCACACAAGTCGAAGAAATTAATCATCAAACTAGAGTAAGCCTTAAGACATACGTTGAACTGTTATCGCCAGATAAAAAGTTTATCGTTATGACTCATCACTCACCTAGTATGAAGAGTGTGCATCCAAAGTTTGGAACAGATGCTTTGAACTATGCGTTCTCGAATACTGGACTTGAAGATTTTATTTTAGATAATCCTAACATCAAGTATTGGGTTCATGGACATACTCACGATAGTCATGATTATATGATTGGTGGGTGTAGGGTTGTTTGCAATCCGAGAGGATATGCTCGTCATGGGGCTGTTCTTGGCGAGAATAAAGAATTTAATATTGATTTAACATTGGAGATTTAAATGTATACTACTGATGATAATGATAGTTTGACTAACAGATTCCATTTTCAGTGCGTTGACTGTAATGGTGATACTACCACTGTTAATTTTAAAGCATTCACTCTTTCTGAAGTTCTTCAGAAGTTTGAACAATTTGTGAAGGGCTGTGGTTATGTTCTTCCTGAAGGAACTCATATTGATACCGTGAGCGACGAATGGTGAAACCATTAGTAACAATTGTAACAGCAACAACTGGAAATCCTCTGCTTTCTCGTTGTGTGTCTTCTGTGAGACAACAGACTTACTCAAACGTTAATCATTATGTTTTTATTGATGGACCAGACCGTTGGGATGCAGCCAGTGCTATTTTAGCTAACACACTTTTTCCTAACGGTAAAACAGAGTTTGTGCAAACTTTGCCTTATCCTGTAGGAATGGATCGCTGGAATGGTCATCGCATGTATGGTGCTGCGTGTTATCTTTGCGAGGGGGATTTTATTATGTTCCTCGACGAAGATAACACCATCGATCCAACTCATGTGGAAGATTGCCTAAAAGTAATCGAGGCAGGAAACCAGTGGGCATTCTCTTTCCGCAAGATTGTAGATAAGGAAGGTAACTTTATCTGTAATGATGATTGCGAGAGTTTGGGTAAATGGCCAAGTATTCTTGATGAGAGAGATTACTTCATTGACGTAAATAATTTCTTCCTTCCAAAGATGTTGGCTATCCAAACTTCTCCTATTTGGTATCGTAAGGCGAGAGAACCTGGTGTGACCGAAGTTGATCGGGCACTGACTCATGTCTTGCGGCAAATTGCACCAACGTATGATTCAACATACAAGTATACTGTAAATTATATGATTGGTGCTACTGAACGATCCCCTCAAGGAAGTTTCTTTGAGAGAGGAAATGCTGATATGTTAAATCGACACAATGGAAATCTTCCGTGGAAAAAAGGGGTTAATAATGGCTAATAGAAGTGATATGCAAGCAGCTCTACCGCGACACATTAAGCGGTATCTTACTATGGGTAATTGGGCTAACGCGCATGATTATGGTGAAATTAAGCGAATGATGATTGATTCGCAAAATGTTTATCGTGCATTTAAGAGCAAGCGTCGTGAGAGCAATCGCGATCTAGATGGTAGCTCAGACGAATAAATAATGCACACGCTGAAAGAGTTGAAAGACCTTTTCATCACCCACAATATTAAGATTAAAGAATCTGGTGGGTGGTTTTTGAAGGTTGGAAAAGATGTCTATACAATGCTAGATGATGACTATTATAAAAATAATGTCAAAATTGGTAAGAAAGAGATCTTATCCAACCTCAAGAATAAAAAGAAAAAATAATTTTAAACATGGAGAAAAATAATGGATGTTAGAGTATTGAAATTGGTGACTGGTGAAGAAATTGTTGGTGAGTTCGTTAGTGAAACTAAGACCTCGATTACAGTTAAGAACACTTTGTCGCTATTGGTCCAGCCAAGCCAGCAGGGCGTTGGTTATGCATTTGTTCCTTGGTGCCCAATGGTTCAAGGTGATAAGACTATCAAGCTAGAGAAGACTATCTTCACTGCTTCAGCAACAGATGAACTTGAAGGAAGCTACAGGTCAATGTTCAGCCAGATTATGACCCCACCGAAGACTTTAATCACTTGATTTTTGCCTCTGTTTGAGGTATAATAACAGTAGATTATTGTTTAGGGGTAATACTTGTTTTATACTAATGTGAGTGTAATTGGCGATAACATCCTCTTCCGCGGTGTAAAAGACGGGAAGAGGATTCGCCAGAAGATTAAATACAAACCAAAGCTGTTTGTAAGAAGCAATAAGCCTTCTAAGTGGACCACCCTCAAGGGTGAACCTGTAGAGGAAATGCCTTTCCTCTCAATCCGAGATGCACGAGAGTTTGTAAAACAATACGATGGTGTATCGAACTTTACCATATATGGTGCGGTTCGGTACGATTACGCATTTGTTTCAGATATGTTCCCAGACGATATTGACTGGGATATCTCAAAACTTTGTATTGCATATATTGACATTGAGGTGGGGTCTGAAAATGGATTCCCAGAACCAGAACATGCGAATGAAGCCATCACAGCTATTACTGTTCACATTAACGATCAGTACTATGTTATTGGTTGTGGTGAATATGCTCCGCACCGCGATGATGTAAAATATATTAAATGTGCAGATGAATTTGAACTCATTGAAAAGTTCATTGACATCTGGACACTATATTATCCTGACATCGTGAGTGGTTGGAATATCAAGTTCTTTGACTTTCCATACATTCTTAATAGAATCAAGCGTCTATTTGGCGAGGAAAAGATTGCCAAACTTTCGCCTTGGGGTAGAGTGACTGACTATAAGGTGACATATAAAGGTCGTGAGCATATATGTTATGATATGCTTGGTGTCGCTCTTCTAGATTACTATGAGCTCTATCGTAAGTATTCACCAAACCCCAACCAAGAATCATTTAAGTTGGGTCATATTGCATCGGTAGAATTAGGTGAAACAAAACTCGACTATTCTGAGTTCGAGAATCTACACCAATTGTATCGTCAAGACTATCAAAAGTTTATCGAGTATAACGTCAAAGACGTTGAGCTTGTGTATCGTTTTGAAAATCAAATGCGATTGATTGAGTTGGCGATGACCTTGGCTTATGACGCAAGAGTTAATTATGAAGATGTATTCTCGCAGGTTAGAATGTGGGACACAATCATCTATAATGCTCTGAAGCGTAAGCATATTGTTATGCCACCGAAGAAAGAAGCGAGAAAAGACGAACAGTACGCTGGTGCATTCGTTAAAGATCCAATCATTGGAATGCACGATTGGGTTGCGTCGTTTGACTTAAATAGTCTGTATCCCCACCTTATCATGATGTATAATCTCTCGCCTGAAACTCTACTTGATGGCGATTCATTCAATAGCGACCTTCGTAAGTTTATCAGCGACCATGGTCCTAAGATTAATGTGGATAATCTTTTGATCAAGTCTATTCCGACTGATGTCTTGAAAAAGAATAAGGTTGCGCTGACCCCCAATGGTCAGCTGTTCAGTATTGCGAAGCAGGGTTTCCTATCTGAAATTATGGAAACCATGTATGAAGATCGCGCTCTGTTTAAGAACAAAGCAATTGAAGCCAAGAAGCAAATTCAGAAAGCTGTAAGTGATCAAGAAAAGCTAGAACTGAAACGACAGATTGCAAGATATAATAATATTCAGTTGGCTAAAAAGGTAACACTAAACTCAGCTTACGGTGCAATCGGTAATGCTTATTTCCGATTCTTTGATATTCGTATTGCTGAAGCAATTACTCTAAGTGGTCAGTTGGCAATTCGGTGGATTGAAAATAAACTGAACAATCATCTGAATACAATGCTGAAGACTGACAGTATTGATTATGTAATTGCATCAGATACTGACTCGATTTATCTAAACCTTGGTGGTCTAGTAAAGAAGTTTATTCCAGATAGTTCTGATAAAAAGAAAACTATCCGTATGCTAGATAAGTTCTGCGAGGAAAGAATCCAACCGTTCATCGATGAATCTTATCAAGAACTCGCAAATTACATGAATGCCTACGCTCAGAAGATGGTAATGAAAAGAGAGGCTTTGGCTGATAGAGCAATTTGGACAGCCAAGAAACGGTATCTAATCAATGTCTACAACAATGAAGGCGTAGAGTATAGAGAACCACAGATGAAGATTATGGGTCTAGAAGCCATTAAGTCTTCAACCCCAAATGCCTGTCGCCAGAAAATTAAAGAAGCATTCAAAGTTATCATTGAAAAGGATGAGGCTTCGGTGATGAAGTTCGTCTCTGACTTCAGAGAAGAATTTAAAACTCTACCGATCGCTGATATTGCTTTCCCCCGAGGCGTTAATGGTCTTGAAAAATATCATGATGATAAATCTATCTATGGGTTTAAAACCCCAATCCATGTTCGTGGTTCTTTAATCTTTAATCACCAAATTACAATTCAGGGACTAGATAAAAGGTATGAGAAGATTAAGGAAGGCGAAAAGATTAAATTTATCTATCTGCGCCAACCAAATACAATTCGATCTGATGTAATTTCTTTTATGAGTTCAATTCCAAAAGAATTTGACTTAGAGAAGTATATAGATTATGATACACAATTCGAGAAGTCTTTTGTTGAGCCACTCAAGATCGTTCTTGAATGCATCAATTGGAAAGTTGAAAAACAAAATTCACTTGAAGATTTCTTTTCGTAAAATGAGGTAATGTAAATGAGTTTACTCGATAAATTGAAGAAAAATAGTACGATTAAAGACTCGGCAATGTTGTCAAAGTCTAAATTTTTTGAAGCCAAGGATATGATTCAGACATCTATCCCTGCAGTGAACGTCGCTCTTTCGGGAGATCTTGATGGAGGATTCACTCCTGGTCTAACGATGTGGGCTGGTCCATCTAAGCACTTCAAGACCGCTTTCAGTTTACTAATGGCAAAGGCATATCAGGACAAGTATAAGGATGCTGTTGTTCTATTCTACGACTCAGAGTTTGGTACTCCTGAATCTTATTTTGATTCTTTCGGTATTGATCGTGATCGTGTAATTCACACGCCGATTACTGACGTTGAACAATTGAAGTTTGACATCATGAATCAGTTAAAAGAAATTACTCGTGGTGAGCACGTGATGATTCTCATTGACTCGATCGGCAATCTTGCTTCCAAGAAAGAAGTTGAAGATGCGCTTGACCAGAAATCGGTTGGTGACATGACCCGAGCCAAGCAAATCAAGTCTCTGTTCCGTATGGTCACACCTCACTTGAATCTCAAGGATATCCCAATGGTCGTGGTCAACCACACCTATATGGAAATTGGTATGTTCCCCAAGGCAATCGTAGGCGGTGGTTGTGTAATTGCTG